GAACGGACTGGGCCATTGAATGTTGTGTTAGCCATTAAGATCTCCTGTCGTGGCTAGTGTCTGCCGATGTTTCACATGAAACACTGACAGTCAGGATAAAAAAGAAGGGGGCGGTTGCCCGCCCCCCGCACGCCCTAGCTGGAGCCGGGCGATCCGTAGATTCCAAGCGGATCAGAGACACCGAAAGAATAACGCTCACGCGCTTTGTAGCGCACGTTACCCGTATCGAAGTCGCCGTCCATGCTGGTTTCCAGCGGAGTTCTCTCAAACATCTTCAAGCCATTCGGGATATCGGTGATGACAAAGAAGGCGTTCGTGTCAGTCAAATAATGATTGACAGCGTAGCCATCAGGTATCGCACCCATGTTACGAATCGCGTTGATGTCGTTATCAGCGGTTGCCACACGCTGCGTGGTTTCCAGCAGTCGATCTGCCGTAAACATTAACGCAGGCGGAACAATCAAACGACGCGGCTGTGCAGAGATAAGCAATCCACGCTCGTCTTTGAGACCGGCAATCGTGATGATCGCGTTCTCTAACGAGGTTTCATTCAAATCGGCTGCTGTCGAAGGCCGGTTGTCGTTCTTGCCACCGGAGACCAAGGGATGTCCGTCACCGCCGGTAACACCGTCGCCAGACGCCGTGAACAGGTTGACCCCGTCACCCGACTGAAAACTGTTGGTGAAACCATTGTTGAGCGGATTTGCCGCCTTGACCTGCTTCGTGTAGGCCATGGCACGGGCAAGCGCCTTGGTATAGCGAGCCGAGAGGGAGTCATAGAGGTTGTCCTCCATAGCCTCCTCGGTAATCGCAAATCCCATAGCAATCGTCTGATGGTTGTACCGAGCCGTGAAAGCTTCCTGCGCCGCGTCATAACTGATCGCCGCACCCTCGTCTTTCACTGGAGCAGCCTCGAAGCCCGACAGCTTCACTTCTTCCTCAAAAGACCGTTCCGAAGACTCAGTCTCATAAAGAAGATTGTGCTCATCCTCGTACTTTTCGTACTCCAATCCGAACAAGGCATTCAAGCCCGGAAGGAGTTCTTTGAGCATTTGCGCTCTTGAAATAGCCATTTGCTAAAGCTCCTTTGCTTAAATACCAGTGGTATTGGTTAACTGATGACCTACATTGAATTTCACAATGACATCAGTGTACGTGTCGCCAACCGTACTCGTCGGGCCATCGACAAAGTCGACAACCTTAACCGGCAGCGTGTTTGTGGTCGCAACCGTCGAACCGTCAAAAGCATTCTTGCTATTTCCGATAGACGTAGAACCCGCCGTCTGAACGACGGCAGCATTCGCACCGAGAGCCGCTTGAGCGACGGTTTCATCGCTCTGCATCTTGAACAGTACGTTCGGATCAACCAAGACGTAAGCTGCCGCATCGGAAGCCGATGTGTCAGCGGGCCATGTTTGATTGAACGTTAACTGACTCGAATTAGGATCGGTGTATTTGCATCCTAGAAAAATGCCAATGGGCGTCAACGTCGCGGTGCCTTCGTCTTTTTCAACTGTACCGGCGGTCACTAATTTAACGAAATCCCCATTGAATATCGCGGTGTCGTAAGCACTAGCAATTTTGATGTGCTGAACTTTTCCCGTAAAGGAACCGCTCGCGCTCGTCGTATTGATAGGAACGGCACCATAAGGCGTGGCACTTGTTGCCATTTAAATTTCCTCCAATTCAGGAATATTTAGGAGCCAACCCAAAGTTAGCTCTTGCCAAAGGTGGTGCGCGAACTGCGCTCTGGTTGCATCAAAGGCATACGAGGATCGTTCTCACGCAGGTAGTTATTATCCACCGACTCCATCTGTCGCTCGGCGACTTGTTGGAAATGCTCCGTGCGTCCCCGCATTTTTTCTTCGGGGGCTTTACACAGAAGCAATCCACCGACCTCGACGTTACCCTCGAAGTTGGAATTGATGTCGGATTGAATCATCAGCTCGGGGTGGTCTTCAGCCCTCACAGGCTCCCAACCTTCCCGAAACATCTGCGAAACATGCGTGTTATCAGGTTCTCCCTTGATTCCGGTCCTGACCCAGCGAAATACCCAGCCGTCCTGTGGGACGGGATCGGGCAAAATCGAGGCAGGAACCCAGCGATCACTGGGACGTTCCTCTTTTTCTCGTAACGTACTTTGACGTGGGATGCGCTCTTCATCAGACATTGCCAGTCTCCTTAGCAAGCTCGGCAGCATACTGTTGGGGGGTTATCCCAAGTTTCTTAGCGAGTGAAACTTGAGTGGACGTTAACTGCACTTTGCGTGGTCTTGCTCCGTTATTCCTTGCGGAAGGAGCAACAACCGACGTAGCTCTCCGGGTCGTCGCAGGCGCGGGAAGTCCATCTCCGCTTTCATCCGACCAAGAGTAATCGGGGAAATGCTGACGCATTCCCGTATCGATGTACTGAAAGTAATCCTCCGAATTCGGGACCAGTTCATGGTCATTCAGCGCCTCCTCATGGAGGGCGTAAGCCGCTGCGCTCATGACCTTTTCGGTAGGATCACCGAACCAGTCATTGCGTTCAGCCCATGCTGCCGCTTTCGGATCAGGTTCCGCAGGCTGTTGTTGTGCCTGCTGAGCTGCCGCATACGCGGCTTGCTGCTGTTGCGCTACCTGCTGCTGATATGCCGCTTGTTGCTGCGCATACGCATTCGGATCAGGTTGCGGTGGCAGGTTGCGTTCATAACGCTCTGCCTCACTTAATTCCGTCTGCGCTCGGAGTAAGCCCTCTTGGGCCTCGACCACCTTATCGGTGTCACCCTCCTCATACGCCTGACGGTACGATGATTTAGCGCCCTCCAGAGAAAGTCGTGCTCGCTCCTTCACTTGCGAAATCAGTGCGCCCTCACCCCGCTGGATGAGTGCCTCGTATTCCCGGTTTTTACCGGCCAATTGCTGCGCCACGTTGACCGCTTCTTCACGCATACGCTCCGCCGCTTCACGCTGACGTCGCTCCTCATGCTGCTCGTAACGCAGCTTGTCGATACGCTTACGGACTTTGTCGCTATATCCCTCCAGCTCTTCGTCGGCGATGTCACCATCACCGGCGTTCTCAGCGCGTGGAGGACGACGGTCCTCGGGCGGTCGGTCGTCTACAATCTCAATATCCAGATCAGAGGCTTCTTCAGCCTTATCCTGAGATTGCTGGCCTATCTGGGTGCGCACTCCGAAAAATTTATCTTCTGCGGATTGCGGTTCTTCTGCGCCGTCATTGACGGTGTTTTCTGCTTCGCTCATACCTTGACTATACCTCGCGGATCTTCGACCACAGCTTCAACACTGTCGTCATTGATTAACCGGAATTCCTTTCCATGAACTGAAAAGCGTGTGCCCGAATAGGATCGCATTAAAATCCAATCCCCTTCTTGACAATACGCCCCGGACGGGAAGCGTTTCGGGTCGCTATAAGCGTCTGCCCCTAACTTCAGGACAAAGCCAATAATCGACCCCACCTCCTCCGCCTGCAACGTCTGCACGGCTTTTACGATGCCGCCTTCGGTTGCTTCATCGGGTTCAGGGAGAGCAATCAGTATCTTGTACCCTTTCGGGTCGGGTAATTGCTGCGCATTGCGAGCGTCTTCGCCAATGGCTTCAAGCTCGTCTTCTACTGTTGCTAATGATTCTCTCATTAGGAATTACCTTGCACTGGAAAAGGGCGTCCAGAGTCGCCTGCACCGCACATGCGGAGATTTATGCCTTCTCAAGCCGCTCCTGCAGGTCGAGAAGTTCCCGTTCTGCCAGCGCAAGTCCTTCAATGACTCCGCAGCAGCGGGCGTATTCGCTGTAATCTTTGCAAGCACCCGTACTCAGGTGATCGCTGGTTTCATTCATGAGCCGCCGTAACTGCTGGCGCAGGTACGACAGGGTGTTATCCGGTACGACCTCGAAATGTTCGACCATGGGGTTACTCACCCATCAAGTCCTTGGCAATTTCGACCCCAATCTTGGCCTCTTCAATTTGCTCCTTGGAAGCAATCTTGCGGCTCTCCAATTCCTCCTTGGAGTTCTCGGAAGCGATCTTGGCCCCCAGTCTGGCGCGTTCAATACGCTCCTGAAGGTCCATTTTCTCTCGATCTAGCTGATCTTTACTCGCCACTTTCTGCATATCAAGGCCCATCTTCTCTCGATCTAGTTGATCTTTACTTGTCAACTTCTGCATATCGAGGTTGATCTTCGCCATTTCCGCCTGTGCCTTGGCTTGCGCCTCTTGTTGCTTGATTTCAAGCTCTTGGCGCTGCAATTGCAGGATCGGGTCTTCCGCTTCTTCCTGCTGTTTCTCCATTTCCGCTTCTTTTTGGTCTTTACCGAGCAATTGCGCCGCAGCCGGGGCCACAAGCTGCGATAAACGGTACTCAATGTCGTCGGGTAGCTGTTCTTCAGGCGGCGGCAGCGGTACCCCCAGCTCTTTTTCGATTTCGCGGCGGTATTGGAAGGCCAAATGCTCGGAAATGTGCGACGCCATGGCTCCCTGCATCATTTCCGCGTTTGGACTCTGCTCCAACATGCCCTGAATCTTCGGATCTTCGATCAACGCCATATGCGTCTGGATATGGGCCTCATGATCTTGGTAAATAAAGGCTTTGATCGGGCCGCCATTGATAACGGCCATGTTTTCGCTGACCGGATCGCTTGGATCGACCACTTCTTCGGACGGAACGATATCTTCAGCGTCCTGAATGCCCAAAACCTCCAACATTTGCCGGTGCAGCAGTGGTAAATCGTACATATCGGGCGCTTGCTGGGCTAATTGCAGCGCCGCTTGGTACTGCATGATGCGTTGCGCCATAGTGCCGGCGTTCGGATCGCTGACCGGGATGATATCGACGCGATCATCGAAGTCTTCTTGGGTGACTTCACCGTCTACCAGCTCATATGGGTACTCGGTGGGGCCAAAATCATGCACGATGCCCGACAAAATGCGTAATTCCTTGCGCATCGAGGCGTGCATCCGGGCCTGCACCGCGCTCATCACCTTCATTTGCCGCTCTAAGATGGCTAACGTGGTGCCCACCGGCGCTTCGGCGTTCATATCCGCCACTTTCACGTCGGCGGCGGAAGCAAAACGGCGGCCTTCTTCGACGATGTCGCCCATCATCTGGTAAAGCACGTTGCTTGGCTCTTTGTAGGGCAGGAAAGAGATGTTGTCGCGGATGCTGCCACCCGGCACATCCACGTCGCGGAACTCACCGGGCATAATCGGGGTGTCATCGCCCTTAATGCGTAGCCCCCGCGCCTTCAATCCACCGGGGAGATTGCTCAAGGTGCCGGCATCGATCAGTTGCCGCAATAACGACGTGGCCGATTTCGCCAATCCGCCAATCATGTGGATCAAACCGAAGCCGTAAAAGCCTAAACCGGGCAGATACTGGTAGTGAACGAAGTGTTCACGCTTAATTTTCAGCTCGTCGTCTTCGTACCAGTTGCGTCGAATCGACAGGATGGTACGTGATGACTTGTCAATACTGACGACGTAGGGCAAGGCAATGCCGGTTTCTTCGCCGTTCTCGGTATCCTCGAAGCCCGGCAGGTTCAAATCGACCTGAACCTCCAGAATCGTGTACCGGCTGTCCATGTCGTAGTTGGCGGAATCGCCCGTCAACTCATTGTATTTGCGCTCAATCTCGCCCGTATGCGGGCTGGGAGAGGGCAGGTCCACGTCAAGATAGAACCCCGACACCTGCAGCTTGCGAACCTCATTTTTACTGCGCTTCATGACGTGCGTAGCACGCTCGCAAGTGGTCAGATCGGCTGCGCCGTAACTGACAACGAAGTCTTCTGCCGGGACAAACATCGAACAAGGACGCCCCATGTTCGGGTCGTAATACACCTTGCGGAACGCAGAGCCTGCCAACGGCAGGGAGAACAGCATTTTTTCGGTCTCGGAGCGATATTCGCTCATGCGCTCCGTGAGTAGGTAATTCAGGTAGTTTTTAACGCGATCCGCTTGTTCCTGCTTTTCCGGGGTCAAGACCCCGACAATGGCCGTCTTCACCGGGCCGCTGGCCGGGAACAGCTCCTGAATCGCCTGCGCCTGAAAGCGCACTACGGATTCGGTTAATAACGGATGGAATACCCCGCACGCGCCATCCCAAGGAATGGTGCGGTCTTCATGCTTGAGACCCAACAGATCCAAGCCATTGATGTAGGTTTCCTCCCAGTCGCCGCGACTCTCACGGTCAGACTGGTAGGCCGAGACCAATTCCGAGGCAACCTCGCGAAGATCGGATTCCTCCATGTATTCGGCCAAATTGGCGTCATGGGGAACCTCATCTTCCCCAGCCTGCGGATCGAAATCGATCAACATGCCGCCGTCGGGGGTTTCCACCGACACCGCCTCGGGGTTAACGATCTCAATCTCCATGTCCGGCTCCTCGACCGCAAGCGGGCCTTGGCCTAATGGGCGATCTACAGCCATTGATTAAGTCGCAATCTAGCCATTTTTCCTGAAGATCTGCGGGCGTGCTGCTCCGCTACCACGGGCATAGGTGATGTCATGGCCGTTTTCGACCTTGCCACCCTTCTTATAAACGCGCTTCTTCTTGCCCGGTTTGCCGCCTTTACTGTCGTAATAGCTTGGCATCGATGCCTCCTTTACCAGCCTTTGCTGCGAATCAGGTCGTTATAGGAAGGGACTGAGCCGCCTTTCTTCATGCCGGGGCCAATGCCTCGCATGGAAGTCC